AAAATTTACAAAAAGCTTCACAATTTTTTGGATTTTAAAACGATGGTTTTAGTTGAAGTTAAAACACAATCTCAAAAAGATATTGTTAAAAAAATAATTGAAAACTATCATTCGTATGTTCCAAATAACGCTTCTGTTGGTAGGAGAATAGATTGGTTAATATATGAAGAAGATTCATTTCCATCTCAGCCTGTTGGTATGATTGGTATAGGTTCTTCAGTATATCCACCACCAAAAGATTTGCTAAATAAGTTACAATTAAGTAAGTTGGAGTATAGAGAAGTTTTCAACACAATATGTAATAATTGGAGATTTTGTATGGTGAAATCAATAAAGAATGCAGGAACTCGTGTTTTAAAAGAATTGAGAAAAAAAGGCCCGGTTGCTTGGAAACAAAAATATGGAGATGAACTTAAACATATCATTACATTTGTAGCAGGTGGTAATACTGGAGCAGTTTATAAAGCAGATAATTGGCAATCTATTGGTTTTACAGCAGGCTTACCCGAACACAAATCATCATCTATGAAATGGGATAATTCAGAAGAGTTATCTAAAAAGTTTGTAAAGCCAACTGGTGAAAATCGTAAAATTATTTTCTATAAATGTTTGGATAATTGATAAAAATTTTGTATATTGTATAAAATAAAAAATAAAAAACTATGAAAAAAACTTCGTTAGAGGGATTCATAAGCCGCTATAATTTAGGTGGTGAGATTGAATCGGTAAAAATCGTATCAGATAAAACTGGTATGAGTGTTAAATTCATTTCAGATGATAAAACCCTATTGGGAACTGTTACATCTGAAGATGCTGAATTTGCTGATGGTGAATTTGGTGTCTATACTACATCCCAACTCAAAAATCTATTAGGTGTGTTGGATGCTAATATCAATGTAACTGCGGGAAGTGCTGCATTGGAGTTCTCTGATAATTCAACTACGGTGAACTATATGATGGCTGACCTATCAGTTATTCCTGCTGTGCCGGATATCAAACAGGTGCCTGATTTTGAATCTGAAATCACCCTAAGTGATGAATTTATTAGTAGGTTCATCAAATCAAAAGGTGCTTTGAACGAATCCGATACTTTTACCTTCCAATGTAAAGATGGTAAGGGTGAGATTATTTTGGGGTATTCAAAGATTAACTCAAATAGAATTTCTATTAAAGTTGATTGTACTTGTACCAAAGATTCGGTTGGGCCTATTTCATTTTCTGCAAAGTATTTGAAAGAAATCCTAAATGCGAATCGAACACCAAAAGCAGCTAATCTAAAAATCGCAACTGCGGGGTTAGCACATTGTACATTTGAGAGTGAAGGTTTTAAATCAGAATACTTTTTAGTTGAAGTGAAATAATATGTTTTGGGATACTGAACCAGCAAAGCCTGAATTCAACTATGATGTTGAAAAGAAGAAGTTCATTGATAATTTGAACTATCTATCTTCAATGTCGGTTGAAGAGCAGACTTTATACAAAAAGTGGCAGGAATGGAATGGTGACCTTAAAAACACCATGCCTAAAAAGGCAATCATTGCTACCCACTATGATTCACTTTGGTTTCCAACGGATATTTACAACAAAGAACTAACGATAAAAGAAATTGAATCATTAGAACCTTATGTAGAAATCGTTGATGATAATCCAAAAGAATCTACTCGCTGGACAGAAATCCGAAAACTAATCCATACAATGGAGTTTGTTGCTAATCCTGGTCGGAATGTAAAGATATGGATAAAGGACGGAGTTAGTGGTAAAGTTTTAGGACAGGTTTCATTGGGTTCTGATATTACATCATTGGGTGTAAGGGATGCTTACATTGGTTGGAGTAAGGATAATAAGTTTAAGCAGGGGAAGTTAAACAATACGAGTATCGCAACTACGATTGTTTCTACTCAACCTTTTGGATACAACTTTTTAGGTGGTAAATTAATTGCTGCACTTGCTACATCGCCCATTGTTAGAAATTATTGGAAAAAGAAGTATGATGATGTTTTGGTAGCATTAGGAACGACTTCGTTGTATGGAATTCACTCTCAATATAATGGTATTCCGCATTTTAAAACTTTGGGAGAAAGTAAGGGTAAGATTAGTACTAAGCCTGATGATAGTGTGTATGACCCGTGGCATCAATGGTTGAAAGAAAACCATTCAGATTGGTATAAGAGGGAGATAACCGAAGAGAGGGAAAGGAATGGTGCGAATATGGGTTACGAAAGAAACGGGCCTGTTAGTGGGATAAAACAAAAAATCATACATCAAATCTATAGAGAGCTTGGTATCAAATCTGATACTTACGATCACGGATTCAAACGGGGGGTGTATCTTGCACCATTCTACGAAAATGGTAACGAATTTCTGAAGGGGGAGATAGAAGAAGATAAGTTGGTTATGAAGGATAAGTTTGTTAAAGGTGATGAATATACTATAAATTGGTGGAAACCCAAAGCAATTCGCAGATACACCACCCTGTTTGATGAAGGGAGAATTAAACCCGAAGCACTTTTTTATGTAGATATTATAGGAATGAGCTGGGAACAAGCAAAAGAAACATATTTAAAAGAAGTAGGAAGATGAGTAATAGTGAAAATAGCTTATGGGTAGAACGGTATAGGCCGTCTGGACTTGAAGGGTATGTTGGTAATGAACATATCATACAAAAGGTTAATATTTATATAGAAAACAACGATGTCCCACACTTATTACTACATGGTGAAGCAGGGACTGGTAAAACTACATTAGCAAAAATTATAGTAAATGCTATTGATTGTGATTATCTTTATATCAACGCATCCGATGAAAGGGGTATTGATACTTTAAGAGAGAAAATCAGAGGATTTGCAGCATCGGTTGGATTTCGGACTTGGAAGGTAGTTATGCTCGATGAGTGTTTGGATGAAAATACATTGGTATCTGTATTACGAAATGGTGAGCAAACTAAAATCCCTATACGGGATTTAGATGAACATAATGATTTAGTTAAATCTTGGAATGTTGAGAAGAATGAGGTTCAATGGAGACCGTTTTATCACTGGGATAAGGGTGAGCAGGGTGTATATGAAATTGAACTTGAAAATGGTGAAATCGTAGTTTGTACTGATGATCATAAGTGGTATGTTAAAGATGCCGATGGTAATTTAAAAGTAGTTAAAACACTAGATTTACACAAATATCAACATATTTTATCACCGCAATAGGATTATTTAATGTTTTTTACACAAGCTCACTATTTATATAAAAATGAGAGTATTAAATGATTAGCGATGAAACACGACAAAAGCTTAGAGAAGCAGCTATTAAAAACGGATTTGGTTTAGGTGTAATTTTGGTTGATTTGATATGTGTAAAGTGCGATAATTCATATAAGGGTAATCCAAATCAGTTAATTTGTAATAATTGTAAACAGCATGGATATAACAGCACATGTAAACACTGTAATAAAGTATATAAATCATATGGCAATGATAATACGATGTGTTGTACTGATTGTAAATTATCTAAACCTTGGTTAAAAACAGGCAGAGTTAATATTGGTGATGCAATAAGTAAATCTAAAAAGAAGTGGTATAAAACCAAAGAGGGTAAAAAATTTGCTAAAAGAATAGGTAAAATAAACTCTGAAAAAATGAAAGAGTTTAATAAAACAGCGAAAGGTGTGGCTAATATTGAACGTAATGCTAAATTACATTCAATACGAATGAAAGAAAAAATAGTAAGCGGTCGGTTTACACCCCCAATTACAAATACATTTACTCACTGGGATGCTGTTATTGATAATCATAGGTTTAGAAGTTCTTGGGAAGCTTGTTTTTGGAATTCAAATAAACACTTACAATATGAAAGTATTGAGTGTAGAACTAAAAAGCAATCTAATGGTAGAGTATATGTGGGTGATTTTTTTGATGCAGATACTAAAACTTTGTATGAGATAAAACCAAAAAAATTTTACTTAAGGCAATCCGAAAAAATAGATGCGCTAATAGCACATTGTAACAAAAATGGATATAAGTTTAAATGGGTAAATGAGTATAATATCATTGAGTATATTAACGAAACCGATTTTGATACATATGATAAAATTAAACAACTTAATAAGTTAAAAAATGGAATTAAAACAAATTAAAATAAAATCAATAAAAAAATTAGAGCAAAAACGACATGTTTATGATATTTCTGTAGAGGGGAATCATAACTTTTTTATAGGTAATACCGAAACACTCACACACAATTGCGACTACTTAACACCAGTTGCACAAGCAGCTCTTCGTAATCTAATGGAAACATTTAGTAAAAGTACGAGGTTTATATTGACTTGTAATTATCCTGAAAAGGTTATTGACCCAATTCAAAGTAGATGTCAAACATTTGAAATTATACCACCAACTAAAAAAGATGTGGCTAAAAGATTGAATGATATCTTAATTAATGAGGGTATTCAATTTGAGATGCCGGACCTTGCGGTTATTGTTAATAGTGGATATCCCGATATTCGTAGGGTGATAAACGCTGCACAACGACAGGTTATTAATGGTAGGTTGGTTATTGATAAACAATCCAGCATTGAATCAACCTATTCCGAAAAAATTGTGGATATCTTAAAAAGTGGAGTAGATACCAAAAGTAAGTTTACTCAGATTCGTCAAATATTGGCAGATTCAAAAGTAAGAGATTATACAAAGTTGTATTCAACCCTATATGAAAGGGTTGATGAGTATGCGGGAAATAAGGTTGGAACTACAATTGTTAATATAGCCGAAGCGCAATATAAGGATTCGTTAGTGGTGGATAAAGAAATAAATGTAATGGCAATGTTTGTAAATATTTTAATGTAAATAAAGGATAAAAATGGCAAAATTAGTAGATTTTAAAGGGGGAGCACCCCAACAACCTGAGCAACCGATTCAGTTCAATGTAGACCCGATGAAGCTTCAAACAGTTACTTGTCCAAATTGTGATAGTATCTTTTTTGAAGAAAAAATGATGTTCAAAGAACTACCTGCGATTCAATCTCCAAACGGGAAAGCATCAATGATTCCTATCCCAGTGGTAGTTTGTAATGAGTGTGGAACTGTTCATCCAAAATTTGTACCAAAAGGTTTATTCGATGCCCCCGAAGAAAAAAAGTGATAGTTCCGAAGGAACGATAAAATCTAAAACTCTTTTTGACCATTTAAGTGGTTTGAAAGAAAACAAAACGAAATGGGAATCCCTTTCAGATGTTGATAAAAAATCGTTTTCGGTTTATCTTATCAATCGTTATTTGAGTATGAATTTTGAATTCATTGATTTAGTAAATGAAGTTCAAAGATTTACTAATGGTCAAATGGGTGCTAGGGAGGTGTATAAGGTATATTATGATTTTTTACCAAAGAAAAAAACTTTTGATAAATACATAAAAAAATCTGGCGGAAATGTTGTTTCTGAAGAAATTATTTCGTATATTTGTAAGTACTTTGAGGTCTCAAGCAGAGAAGCTGATGATTATTTAGAGATATTATCAGAGGATGAGGTTAGAAGTATTATAAAAAAGTATGGTGTTAAAGATTCTCAAATTGATAAAATGTATAAAGATGCAGCAAAGTAAAGAAATGGTAAACCACCCTAATCATTATGGTGGGGTAGATAATCCTTATGAGGCAATTAAGGTTATAGAAGCATGGGATTTAGATTTTCATTTGGGTAATACAGTCAAATACATATCTCGTGCCGGAAAGAAACACCAAGATAAAGAATTAGAAGATTTATTAAAAGCAAAGTGGTACTTAGATAGAAAAATTCAAAACTTACAAAATGGAAAATAACATATTAGATGATGTTTATGATGGTATGATTGTATTGGATGGATTTAATGATTGTATTTTGGGTAGGGTTGAGCAGGCGGGTAGTGATACAAAAATACTCTATTCAATTAAAGCCATTCTATCAAAACTTATGGAGAGGGATGGTATGAGTTACGAAGAGGCCTATGAGTTTTATGAATACAATATTTTAGGTTTGCATGGACACGAACCATTCCCAGCTTTTTTGATTGATTATGAAAAATAGTTTTAGTAGTATACTTGATTTTACAGCCCCAACGGAGTCTCCAGACGATGTGAAGGTTTCTTACTCTCAGTTCACAATGTGGGTTAATTGTCCTAAAAAATGGAAATTAACTTATATGGATGGGCATAAAGAGGATGAACCTTCTATTCACCTGCTGTTTGGGACAAGTATGCACGAAACTATTCAGGAGTGGTTAAAAACACTTTTTACAAAATCTCCATTAGAATCCGATGAAATGGATTTGGGGGCTTTGTTAAGAGATACAATGGCTAGGGAGTATAAATCTCTTTTAGAAAAGAGAGCTGATTTAAAAGATTGGATTACAAAATCTCAAATGAATGAGTTTTATTTGGATGGAGTAGAAATACTGAATGAGCTAAAGAAAAGTAGGGCAGAGTTATTTTCAACCAGAAAGTGGAAGTTATTTGGTATTGAAACAAAGTTGTACCAACCCATAGTAAAGGGTATGGAAAACATAAAAATGATTAGTTACTTAGATTTGGTTTTTGAAGAAATTGAAACGGGTAACATTTTGATTGTTGATATCAAAACATCCACCAATGGTTGGAATAGTTATCAGAAAACAGATGAAACAAAAACAGCACAACTTATTTTATATAAACACTTTTTCTCACAACAATTTGGGATTGAATACAAAAAGATTGATGTAAAGTATTTAATCTTGAAAAGAAAGTTGAATGAGGCGATGATGTATAATGTAACCCGATTACAAAAGTTTTCACCAACAAATGGTGGTAGAACTATAAAGAAAACTCTTAAAATGTTTGAGGACTTTGTAAAAGAGGGATTCAACAAAGATGGTTCTCATAGGGTTGATAACAATTTCCCAGCAACTGCGGGATTCAATAATAAGCAATGTAAGTTTTGTCCTTTTAAAAGCAGATACGATTTATGCCCAAAAACTGATAGAATTAAAACCGATTTTTTATTAAGTATTTATCGTAGAAAAGATGAAAGTAACACAGAGATTTTACAGGAGCAAGATTATGATCAGGGTAGCATTAATTGGTAGTGAACGATATGAAAACCGAATGGAAATCAAAGATTTGGTTTTTAAGTTAAAAAATTTGTATGGTGATAATTTAATACTGATTTCAAGAGGTAATCAAAATGGGGTTGAAAAGTGGGTTAAGAAATGGGCATTGGAAATGGGTGTTAAGTATATTGAATACAACTTAGCATCCACCCCAATGAATCTATACAGCGGAATGACCGAATCGTATTATGAAAAACCCTATCACGCAACACAAAAACTACATCAATATGAATTGATTGCTAGGAACGCAGATAAGATTCTATATTTTGGAGAAATATCACACGGAGAACTATCTCATTTCAAAAAAATGTTGAAAATAACTGGTTCAAAAGTAACTTTTATTGGGTAGAAAATAATATTTATAATAAAGTTAGTTACGAAAATTTATGGAATTAAAATTACCAAAGCTTAGGAAAATAGACCCTAACAAACCAAAGAAAAAGAAGATACTCCTTCTTTCAGATGATTTAAGATTATTTAGTGGAATAGCAACTCAATCAAAAGAGTTTGTTCTAAAAACCCTACACAAATACGATTGGGTTCAATTAGGTGCTGCATTAAATCACCCAGAAAACGGAAAAGTTTTAGATGTATCGCAGGATGCTGCAAAAGAAACTGGTGTTGAGGATGCATATCTAAAAATATACTGCACCAATGGATATGGAAACCCTGATATTGTTCGTCAATTGATAAATGTGGAAAGGCCTGATGCTATTCTACACTTTACCGACCCAAGATATTGGATATGGTTGTATCAGATGGAGCATGAAATCAGGCAGATGATTCCAATATTTTATTATAATATTTGGGATGACTTGCCCGACCCATTGTGGAATTCACCTTATTACGCAAGTTGTGATTTGCTGATGGCGATATCAAAGCAAACATATGGTATCAACAAAAGGTGTTTGAAAAAGTATGGTATGGATTTACCTGATTGGACATTTAAGTATGTACCGCATGGTGTATCCGAACATTTTAAACCACTACCAAAAGATAACGAAAAGTTGGTGGAGTTTAAGAAAAAGTATGGTATTGATAAGATGGAATTTGTGGTGTTGTGGAACAATAGAAATATTCGTAGAAAACAGCCAGGTGATTTGATTATTGCGTTTGATAGTTTTGTTCAACAATTACCAAAGGAGAAGCGTGATAAGGTTTGTTTGTTTTTACACACACAACCTGTAGATGAAAATGGAACGGATATACCTGAGGTTATTAAGAATTGTTCCAATGGTGGTAAATATGTATTTACAAATCCTGGCATATCAACTGAAGAATTAAACCTGTATTACAACTCAGGCGATATAATTGTAAACCTTACATCCAACGAAGGGTTTGGATTGAGTACTTGTGAAGGGATGAGAGCTGGTTTACCAATTGTGGTAAATGTTACTGGTGGATTGCAAGACCAATGTGGATTTAAAATGGATGGTAAGTTCTTAACCGAAGATGATTATTTGGAATTGGGTTCATTGCATGATGTTCGTTCTGATTATTTGAGTAGATTGACTTGGGGTGAATGGGTAAAGCCGGTATGGCCATCAAATCGTTCATTGCAAGGTTCACCATTGACACCTTATATATTTGATGATAGATGTGATTTCAGAGATTTTGGAAACGCAATTAAGGAATGGTATGATACCCCAGCAGATGAAAGAGCAAAAGCGGGGATGTTAGCGCACGCATTTGTAAATGGTGTTGGTAATATGACAGCTGAAAAAATGGGTGAAACCTTTATTGAATCAATGGAGGTGGTATTTGAAAATTGGAAACCTCGTAAAAAGTTTGAAATAGTAAAAGTATGAAGAAGTTATGTATAGTTAGTTGCCCAATAGCAACCCGTAGTGGATACGGTGCGCGTAGCCGTGACTTTGTCCGT